GCGTCGTGTCGGGTTCGCTACTACGACGACTGAGGGCGAGCGCCGTACCGACGATATATTTGACGGCACGCCGATGCAGGCTGCGAGGGGATTGGCCAATGCCATTGGCGGCATGATGCGCCCCGAGGGACTTCCAGAAGTCAAAATGAAGCCCGAGGATGATGCCCTTGATAACCTCGATGAAGTCAAGGACTGGCTGGCTGATTCTGAAGAACGCATGAAGGATGCGTTCAATAACCCACATTCACGCTTCCGTCAGGCCAGCAGCGAGAAAGACCTGGATCTGGTTGTTTTCGGAACGTCCGTCATGTTCGTTGGCGAGTCTTCACGCCGAGACCGGCTATTGTTCCAGACCCTACACCTCAAGGACGCCACGCCTTTTTTCAATGAGGAAGGCGAACCCGAGGGCATGTTCATCAAGCATCGGTTCAGTATTCGGAATGCCGCCAATCGTTTCGGCCTAAAAAAGCTGCATGAGAAAACCCGCGAGAAAATCGAGAAGTCACCCGACGATAAGATCGACCTGCTGCACGTAGTAACGCCACGAAAAGAATTCAAGGCAAACGCTATGTTTGCCAAAGACCTGCCGTTCGCTGATTTATGGCTTGAGATTGGCTCAAAGCATGAGATCGCTGCCAGTGGTTACAATGAGTTCCCGTTCATTGTTCCGAGATGGGATACCAGTAGCGGCGAGGACTTGGGCCGCAGCCCGGGCATGGTAGCACTGCCTGATGCCGACACCCTGCAGTCCATGGGCGAGACCATCTTGATTGCAGGCCAGAGAGCTGCAGACCCGCCTTTGATGGCGCCGAATGACGGCAGTTTCAGTGCCGTTAATACGTTTCCAGGGGGCTTGAGTTATTACGACGTTGAAACTGCTGTTGCGGTGCGCGGCAATCCGTTTTTCTCGATGGAATCAGGCACAAATCTGCCGATATCCCGGGACATGCAGATGGATACCCGTGGCCAGATATTCGCGGCATTCTTCAAGAACATCCTGAACTTGCCCGTACAGGGTCCGCAGATGACCGCTACCGAGATAATCCAGCGCAAGGAAGAGTTTATACGTGAGATTGGCCCTGTGTTCGGACGACTGGAGACCGATGACACCGCCCCGACGGTGGAACGTGTATTCATGATTATGCTGCGGGCCGGAGCCTTTCTGCCGATACCCGAGATCCTGCAAGGCGAGAACATCCGATTCGAATATGAATCGCCGGTCAAGCGCATACGCCAGCAAGTGGAGGCGACTGCAGCAAGACAGTGGGCGACGGAAATGATTGAATTGAGTGACGTCAAGCCAGAGGTGTTGGATCTTATCAATTGTGATGAGTATGGCCGGTTCAGTGCCGAAGCCCTGGGTATTCCGAGAAAGATTGTTAACAGTGAAGAATCAGTGGCACAGATACGCCAAGCCCAGCAAGAGGCTATGCAGGCACAACAGCAAGCCGAACAGGCGCAGCAAATGCTTGAAATGGCAAGCACAGGCGCTGATGTCGCTGACAAGGCTGGCCTCATTGAGAAAACAGGAACAGGGTAATTATGGCTGATAAAGGCTTCACATTCGAGAATCTTGTCCCGCCTGATGAGGCCAAGATCAAGAAGATTCGACCATTTAAGAAGGGTGAGTTTTTTGACAACCAGGATGGCACCAAAAGCACTGAGAGAACAATGTCGTTCAATGTCGACGGCAAAGAAGTGTTGGCGCCGAGCCTATGGATGACAGTAGATGGGCCGGTCGACTTATCAAGAAGCCCTGAGTCAATCATGCGGGCGCTCAAGGCATATGAAGAAAGCACTGGCAATAAATTCCCGCGATTCGATACGCCTGAAGAGGCGACAGAATTTGCAAAAAATAGATCGAATAGAGGCGGCAGAGGCACTGGATCATTGACTAAATAAGTGCCAACCCAGGATAATATTGGTTTGAACAGTCGTCGCAGTAAGCGTACTATCAGGCAACTACATAAGAGGGGATGAGAAATGTCAGAAGACGTCTATAGAGAACGTGCTGAGTCCTGCGAAGCCAGGCTTGCCACGCTGCAAGATTCCTTAAAGCCCGCACTGGAACGAGTCAAGCAATTCAAGGCAAATTTTGGCATCCGTGAAATGGACACGGGCGAGATCGATATTGATTACGAGAAATTCGTGGCCAATCTTGGCCGTGAGAACGCACTGGCCCTGAAAGATGTGATTGACGAGCAATATGGCAAAAGCCAAGAAAAAGCCGTCAAAGCGTAAAGCCACGAATCCCAAAGGGGATGATGAAATACTGGCGCTGATTGAAAGCCTGCCAATAACTGACGGCTATACGCCCACTCAGCGATACCAGGATTTCAGGCAGATTTTCAAAGGTTCGCCGCAAGGTAAACGAGTATTCAGGGAAATGCTGGCATGGGGCAAGTTATTCAGAACGCCTATCCACAGCAGCCCGATAGACCCCTATGCATTGGCAATCAGCACGGGTGAGCGTAATATATCGTTAAAATTACTGCTGGTTGTCAACACAGAGCCAGCGGAACAACAGACAAAGGCGACGAGCAAAAAATGATGGAGGAAATCATGGCAAGAATCCCAACAGACCCGTATGACCCGGAATGGGCCGCTTTTAATCAAGAACATCCTAGCCTGCATAAGAGCGTGGGCGCTGCTGCAGATCCAGCACCCGATCCGGAACCAGACCCAGATCCTGCGCCAGATCCTGATCCGGAACCCACGCCAGATCCTGATCCTGCCCCAAGCGACGACTGGCGTTCCGATCTCCCCGACGATCTCAAGAAAACCGCAGAACGCTTCACATCCAAGGAAGATGCTGTCCGTGCGCTTTCTGATTTCCGGAAACGTGAATCACAAGTCCGTGTCCCGGGCAAAAATGCCAGCGAAGATGAAATATCGGCCTATCACAAGGCCATCGGCGTGCCTGAAGACGTGAAAGGCTATGAATTCCCCGATCTGCCTGAAGGCGTGGAAATGAACGATAACATCCAGGCCAGTCGTGAAGCCTGGGCCGCCCGATTCAAGGATCTGAGTGTGCCCACCGGCATGGCCAAAGAACTGGCGAGAATGGTTAATGAAGATGAAATGGCCGTTATGAAGGCTCAGGTCGATGCAGACAAAGAATTTGCCAAGTCGCAGGAAGATGCCTTGCGTGATGAATGGAAAGGTGATTTTGATACGAACAAGACGCTGGCGAATCGTGCCCTTGCAGACATTACCAATCGTGCCGGCGTTGATCTGGATGCGCTGACCAAGATCGAGACGAAGGACGGCCGGTTCCTGATGGATCGCGCTGAAATCGCGCGTATGTTCGCTGCCATTGGGCGCGACATGTCAGAAGGCGGCCTTGGTCCGGTACTCTCTGAAAGCGAGGCGGATACCATTGAAGAGGAAGTTCGTGATGTCCGTAAGCAGATCGCAGAAGCGCAGGCGGAAGGCGATAGCAAGCGTGCCAATAAGTTGTTTGCCCGCGAACAATCTTTGCTGGCCAAGATCAAAGGCAGCGAACCCGTTGTTGGTGCTGGAGGCCGATCGATATAGTGCTTGTTTTTATTTCCAGTCTGTGTATTATTTCTGTAACGGCTCACCCGCATAGCGGCCCCGTATAAGAACAACACTCCGAATGCCCCGGTCAGGGTATAGCCGGCCCCTCGAGAGAGGCTCACCCGGCAACTAACTGACCGGCTCACCTGAAGGCAGTGTCTAACTCATTAACTATTGTGAGGAGACGCTCATGTCTACATCCATTACAACTTCGTTCATAACTTCTTATGAAGCGAAAGTACACGAGGTTTTCCAGCGAATGGGAAGCTACCTCAAGAGCGCCGTTCGTGTGAAGGATAATGTTGTCGGTTCTACCGCCGTATTCCAGAAGATCGGAAAAGGCACGGCAACAACCAAAGCACGCCACGGCACCATCACGCCGATGAACCAGACCCACACCGCGCCGTCCTGCACGCTCGCAGACTTTTATGCCGGCGACTGGGTGGACAAGCTGGATGAGGCCAAGATCAACATCAACGAACGCGATGCCCTGGCAAGTGGCGGCGCTATGGCGCTGGGCCGGAAATGTGATGATCAGATCACAACTGTCCTCGACACCACGTCACAATCCACCATCACGCTGACGGTAACGTCAGGCGCTACTGTGAAGGCAACCGCCATTCAGTTCGCGGAAGCGGCCTGGAATAACGATGTGCCGAATGATGGCATGGTTTATGCCGTTGTGACGCCGCGTTACTGGTCGCAGCTGATGACCATCGACCAGTTCCAGAATTCAGATTATGTAGGAACTGAAGGCCAGTCTTACAAAACAGGCCCGTCAATCGGCGCAGCCAAGTGGAAGGACTGGATGGGCATCAAGTGGAAGATGCAGACCGGGCTTCCTGGGGCAGGCACAGCTACCGCCAAATGCTTTATCTGGCACAAAAACGCCGTCGGCTACGCAATTGCGCAGTCTGCAGGCAATGTAGCCGGCAATGAAGCGGTTGGCGCAGACATCACCTGGCACGGTGATCGAGCAGCCTGGTTCGTTAACCACATGATGAGCGGAAACGCCGTCATGATCGATGACACAGGTGTCATTGAGGGCAACCTCGACGACACTGCAGCCATCGTGACCACATAGGAGATATTATCATGGCTTATACAGCAGGAAATTTACATCTTCGCGCAGGCGGCCCTGGTGATCTCACCTATACCTACGATGCCGGTTCGGATACGTTGGCTACGGTGCTCACTGCGGGTTATTTCAACAACTCCGACGACGATCTCAACCTGACAGTCGATGACCTGATTTTCATTCAGGCCACTGACGGCAATTGCTGGGCACGTGTATCGGCACTCTCATCTGGCTCGGTTACGCTGCAGTTCGCAGGCGGCAACCTTCCGATCCAGACCATGCCGGCAACAGGCACTGCAGTTGCACTTGGTGCAGCAATGTCTATCGGTCAGTATGAGATCGGCACGTCGATCGGAACCGCGACTCGTTTCGTGCTTCCGACGCCTTATCCTGGTGCTGAGGTCCGCGTCCAGAAGATGGACTCCGGATCTGAAATCTTCGCATTTGATGCGGGCGGCTCAGGGGCTACTGGTATCTATATCGGCAATGCAACGGTTTCACAGCAACGCCGTATCCAGTTGCAGACCGAGGGCGATATGTTCCATGTGGTTGGTGTATCGACGACCCGTTACCGTCTGGCAGGCTTCAACATCAATGCCTCAGCGGTTGCTCCGGTTGGCGGAAGCGTTTTTATGCCTGGGACGTAGTAAATTACTTGAGCGGTACTTACTTCTGGTGTATAAGGGACAGGGTAAAACCTGTTCCTTTCACCGGAGGTATATATGAAAACGCCGCTTGAACGATTTGAAGAAAAGTATGAAATAAATTCTGATGGGTGCTGGATATGGATAGCCAGCATAAGCAAGGATGGATATGGAAAGTTCTTTGCCAATAAAAAACATATTCGTGCTCATCGGTTCGCATATGAGCATTTTATAGAATCTATACCTGATGGCATGTATGTTTGCCATACATGCGACGAAACAAAATGTGTTAATCCCGATCATTTATTCCTTGGTACGCCAGCTGATAACTTGGCTGATATGGTCGCAAAAAGGCGATCACTTTATGGGGAGAAAAACCCGAATGTTAAATTAACAGACGATGTAATTTCCGATATTCTAAAAGATAAGAGAAACCTTACAGAAATCGCAAAAGATTATGGTGTAACTGGGCGTACTATCGGGTTTATTAAGCAGCGCAAGACATGGGCGCATATTCCAGGGGAGCCAGATATAAGGGGGAAGGGAGCAAGGGGAGAACGCAATCCAGCGACAAAACTGACAAATGGAGATGTTATTGCAATCAGATGTGACCATCGAACACATCAAGCAATTGCTGATGATTATGGTATTAACAGGGTAACCGTGACGAACATCATAAATCGTAAAAAATGGGCGCATATATAACACGTATTAAAAGGCCCGCGATGAACATCACAGAATGTGTTTGTCGCTGCAAGACTGCCGCCTTTGACGGGTAATCCATCCCCTGCCTGATGGGGCGCAGATTGAGCGGG